GATATCGTGGAGACTGGTTCTACATTAAAGGCAAACGGGCTTACAGTCTTAGAGGAAATTTGTGATCTTTCTGCCCGTATGGTAGTAAATCAGGTAAGTCTTAAGATGGAACAGGAGAGAATCCGTAAACTGATTTATGACCTGCGTAAGCTGAAGCAGCAATAGATGGTGAAAAATAGAAAAAAAAATAAATTAGAACATTCCAGAGGAAAAGAAAATGAGAGTTTTAAAGGTAAATAAAGAAAATACAAATGTAACAGGTCTTGAGTCTTCAACAAATTTTGAACAGGACGAAAAAAGTCTTGTCAAGGCATTACTTGAGGCGGCAGATTATAAAACAGGCAACGAAGATAGCATAAAGAAAATATTTGTAAAAAAGCAAAGTGGTGAAACCCTATTTTCATTCAGAATAAGAGGATTATCACAAAGTGAAATACAAGCGGCGGCAAAAAAGGCAACAAAGCAAATTCCTAATCCGGCCGGACCGAAATACCCTAAGATTTCGGGTGAAAGAAGTACAACTGAATATCATAACAATCTGATTTATACGGCTACGGTAGATGAAGATAAACAGAGAATTTGGGGTAACAATGACATAAAGCAGAAATTCAATATCTTTGATGAGGCTGACTGTGTCGATATTCTGATTAATGCAGGCACAAAGTCAAAAATAGTTGAAGAAGTTCTTAAACTCAGCGGATTTGACGGTGAGGATGTCGTTGACGAAGAAGACTACATAAAAAACTGATAGAAGTCAGTCCATTAATGCGGAATTTGTATGATATTTTTGTGTATTCGGGATTTCGTACATTTCCAAATGAAATAATGCGACTGACAGAGGGTGAACAAAAAGTAGTATTTGCATTCATGGAAAAAGCCAAGAATGAACGTAAAATGCCTATTGTGCTTGGAAACTTCCCTACAAAGCAAAATAGTTGACAAATCTTCTTCTATTTGCTAAAATTATACAAAAGGGAGGTTTTTACATGAAAAAGGAAAAAATAAAAATTTTTATTATAATATCTGTAATTGTGGCTATATTAGCTACAATAGGAGTGATTGGCGTTTTTCAGTATCGTAAAATTACTTTGGAAAAATACAATACAGATATACAGGAGCAACTGACGAATTTGTCACATCTTGAGAACGAGGTGTATTTTAATCCTGATTATAAAAAAGATATTTCTGACATTGAATCAGAAAGCAAAATTGCTTTTGAGAATAAGCAACTATCAAAACTATCCGAAGTGAGAAATCAAGCGACAGATTTGTACGATAAAATATCTGCAGAGATAGATAAATATAATAAGTATTACACACTGTTGACGGAAACTGTTGAAAATTCAAACAATTTAAAGAAAAACTATTTCTCAAAGACTTATGATACTTCGAAATTGGATACTACTAAAGATAAGGCTGAAAAAGCTATATCAGAGTCAGAATATACCCAATATGAAGAGTTATATAATACGTTGTCTGAGCAAAATACCATACTTGAAACCAATATCCAAAAATCGTTATCAGAGATATATAACAAAGTCACAGATGAAGAAAACTTTGATTTTCCTTTTGCAGTAAAAGAAGCAGAAATTCCAGCTCAACTAAGCTTTAAACCACTTGTAAAACAAACAGAATCATATCCGACATGGGTTACGTCAAGGGATTCAGAAGTGTTGAATGAGCCTCCTGTTGCTTGCTTATTTATAGGTGGTTCATCAGCCGAGTATAATTATACAATAAAGCAGATACCAACTAAAGAGATAGCTGTTCAGGATGAAAATAGAGAACTTCAGAAAGTTTTAGTTAATACTCAAATAACATTTAAAGTTTTGGAAAAATTCAGTTGGGAGAATAAGGTTTCTTTAAATGAACGTCCAGCGTACTTTTTCAAAGATAAAAAGGACCAAATATATTTAGCATTAAAAGACTACGAAGGTGGAGAATATTACATATTATATCTACCTGGTCAGTAAAAAGAAAAATAATACCTAAAGAACGGTTATCAAAAATGATAGCCGTTTTTTGTATGTAAATTTGATGGAAAGGAGGACACTATGGCAAATTCAAGTATAGAAATTGAAATAGTTGCTGATTTTAAAGATAATGCCACAGGTAAAGTTAAAGCATTAAATGCCGAACTCGATAAACTCGAAAAAAGAAATGTTAATGTTGATATTACAGCAACAGACAGAGCCTCAAAAGCTATGGAAAGCATAAATGGCAAATTAAGTAAAGTTGACGGTACAAAGACTGCTACTGACGAAATCGACAAAGCTGTTGACAGAGTAAACAATATAGCTGATGGAGTATCACCAATTAAACTTAAAGCAGATACATCAGAGCTTGAAAATGCTGTTGATAAGAGTATCAATAAAATAAACACAGTTGAAAATAGTATCGGAAAAATGAGTGCAAGGGAATTGTCGGGCGCTGATTTAAGCGATGATGACTGGTTTAAAAAATATTTTAAAAATTCAGAAACAAGCACACAATCCGCAACCCAAAACGAAGCAGAATGTGCGATTGATACTGACTGGGAACATGTCGCTAAAGTAAATGGCAAAGCAACGGCTGAAATAAATAGATGGAATGAACTTGTTGATAACGCTGGAAAATTAGGCATAACAACAGAAGGTTATGGACTCTATAACATTGATGAACTTGAAACAGAAGTGCAAAAGAGTGCCAGTTTAAAAAATTTGCAAGAGTCAGCTGATGAATACGGACTTAAATATTCAAAAAATGCCAGTGAAAGTTCAATGCAAAAACTAGTAGGTGCTTATGAAGATGAACATTTTCAAAAAGATTATGTTGATAAAAATACTAAAGCTATTGAAAAAACAACTAAAATGCTTGGTGATTATGGGAACGATAACGAAAATCAAACCATAGATAGTATAAAATCATTCGGCAAAAGTATGGCAACAAGGTACTTAGGTGTTCAATCTGTGTATTCGGGGGTAACGGATGCTTTTAGTGATATTACTGACGCATATAGCAGTGGAAATCGCAATGATATGCAACGTAGTTTAACTCGTGGATTAACAAAAGGCGGTTTGATAGGAGCAGGTGCTGCAATAGGCTCATTTATTCCCGGAGTAGGAACATTATTCGGAGCTGGAGCAGGTGCATTGATTGGTCAACTATGGGGTGATGATATTGCTGACGGTATATCTGGAATTCATAAATCGGCTGAAGAATTAAGACAGGACCGACTGGATGAATTATTTGGTGATATAGCAATGTCGACAAGTGATTTGGGTAAAGTGGTTCAAAACATGGTCGGCTCATGGCAGACACAAGTATCACAAGCACATAAACAAGCATTGACAACAGGATATTCATTACAAGATACTACTAATTCGTCTTATTTTGGAGTTGTTGAAAGCGGAAGTAAACTTGATATAAAAGGAAATTTAGGGTTTAATATTCCTCAACAAGAATTCACGTCTTATGCTGATGAAGTCAACAGTTATATGGATGACATCGAAAATCAAATGAATCAAGAAATGTATAACGCATTTATGGTTAATGATGATTTGTTTGGCTATGGACAGTGGGATACAACTGCCTTAACTGACAAATGGAAGACTGCTTTTGAAACTTTTAAAAAACAGAAAAAAGAACTGAGCAAATATTTAAAGACAGCATTAAACGATAATTGGTTTTCACCGGATGAAGAAAGTCATGTTTTTAGCACTATACATAATATGCAACAGACATATTCTGAAGTTGCACCAAACACAGACCAAACAAAAGCCGATACATATTCATTTCTTGTTCAAAATGGTATGTTATCAAAAGACGCTTATGACAGTGTTATAAAAGATATTCAGTCGGAATATACAAGCGATATGTATAATTTAGCTGAAACGAGAGCAACAGCTATTGCTAATGGAGCAGATGTTACTTCTGCTGATAAAGCAATGTGGGACGCTACAAGTAGTAAAACAGAAAGTTATTTGCAAACGATGTTGAACAATACACAAGATATGTACGGCAAAGACTATAATTCTGTTTTAGCAGATGTATGGAATGGTAAAGATACATGGTACGGCGGACATCTAATAGGATTAAACGACCAATTAAACGGAGATAGATCTCATTCTGCATTTAGACAAACATTAGACAATTATGAAAAATACAATGGATACAATGATAAAAAAGGTAGTTTAGCTGGTGCAAAAGGTGAATTGGAACACTCAATGAACATCGGAGATACTGCTGAAAAAGAAGTAGTAAAAGAAGCATATGAAAAAATGCAACCTACGGTAGAACAAGCAGAGCGACAATATCAAGCTGCAATATTACAACATCAAGACCCAAGTCAATACTTGGATGAGATGATGGGGTTATATCAATTTGGTGCAATGGGCGGAGATGACGTTGCTCAAGAAAAATATGCGGCAATGCTTATGGCTGGTGATATCAAGGCAAATAAAGCCATAAATGATTTCTATGGTACTGATTACAAGCGTATGGCTGAAGAAATGGGTGATGATTTTGCTGATATATGGCAAATGCTAAATGGCGGGAATACGGAAAATGCCATTGAACAAACAACAGAAGCTGCAAAAAATGCACTTGAAAAAAATGCAAAAGATACAGTAGAAGCCATAAAGGATAATAAGGACCAAAAGATAGATGCCATAAATGAAACTGATGAAAAAGCAGCACAAGCTGTTGAAGGTAGCACCAAGGAGCAAGAGGCATTAGAAAATAAATCTGATGGAACAGAGAATGCAAAAGAAGATACAAAATCAACTGAGTTGCCTGACGATTTAGGGGAGAATGTACTTAATGCGGTAAGCAACAGCATTGAAAATATCAAAGATGGCAAACTAAAGGATTTAGAACTTGGTAAAACGGTTATGGATTCAATCAGTGAAAGTCTTTCAACGGATAATATGGATTTCAAAGAACTTGGTTTTGGCGAAAGTCTTATGGGAGCAATCAGTGAAAGCCTTTCAACCGATAATCTTGATTTTAAAGAATTAGGCTTTGGCGAAAGCTTAATGTCAGCTATAAGTGAGAGCTTATCAGTGGACAATATGGATTTTGGTAAATTGGGTTTTGGCGAGAGTTTAATGTCTGCAATAAGTACAAGTCTATCGGCAGATAATATGGACTTTAGCCAAATTTCGATAGGTGAAAGTGTAATGAATGGCATTAGTTCTTCTTTGGCTGAAACTGATTTTAGCGGGTTAGATATAGGTACAAAGATAACTGATACTATTAATGCAAGTATGGGTGAAAGTGTTGAATTACATCCTAATTTTACGGTTGTTCCGGGGAATATAGATACATCAAGTTTAACATCAGCTATCACGGAAAGTGTATCAGCATTGACAGGAGATACATCTGCACTATCGGTATCAGCAAATGTTGAGGGTATTGTAAACTACGAATTGGGAACATACCCTCAAGAAGTACCGGCTGTTAATGGTATATCAAATTATACACTTGGGACATATCCGACAGAAGCACCTGATATAACAGGCAGTGCAAGTTATACAGGAAGCTTCCCGACATCAGCACCTACATTGTATGGAACGGTTGTATATACAGCATCGTTTGGACATTTTGCACATGGTACTCGTAATGCACCTGAGGGATTGGCATATTTGAATGATGACGGAAGTGCAGATCCTCGCGAATTGGTTGAACACAACGGTCAATTTTTGATGTATGAAGGTCGTAATGTACTTGCTCCGCTGTCAGCGGGAGATAGAGTATTTACATCATCAGAAACAAAGGATATTTTATCAGGACGTGGCATTCCTCATTATGCGACAGGACTTAATAATGATGTCATAGAAAATGAGAAAATACAAGGTGGCGGCTCAACAAGTGGTGCAAATGTGCATTTTGAAAGTGGTTCAATGTCTATAATGTTTAATATTGATGGTTCTAAGGATGGCAATGTTGTTGAGCAGATAAAGGCACATGCACCTGAAATAGCACAGTTAATATCAGATGAAATTGACCGACATTTAACTGCCTCATTTGCTAATTCGGGAGGTAATAATGAATGAGAAATTGTGAGAGTATAATTTTTATAATTGAAAAGGGTACACATGACGTTTTATCAATACCCTGGACACCGGAAAAGATAAAATTTCGCTCAGGCGGACAGAATTTTGTAGAGTATGACATAATGGACTTAGGTACTATTCAGGAGCCTACGGGGGTAGGAGTACGCTCAATTCGGTGGGATAATGGTATTTTACCAGGTAGGATGCAATCCAATATGCCTTGGCAAAATGGAGGTTGGCAACCACCAATTAATTTTCAAGGTATGTTTTCAATGTGGAAGTATAATAAGACCGTACTTACGATATTAATAACAGGTACGCCGATTTGTATGGACGTATATATATCGGATTATGATATTACATATCAAGACGGATTCGGCAGTTATCATTATTATATAGAATTTACAGACTGCGTTAAACCGACATTCACTGTTACAAATGCCGAACCTGATTCGGCTGACGGAACGGACAGAGATAAAGACCCTACACCTGCAATATATACCATAGTTGAAAATGATACATTATGGGGCATCGCACAATGTTATCTCGGTGACGGGTTGCGTTGGGAAGAAATTTATGAGTTAAACAAAGATGTAATCGAGGACACCGCAAAACAGCATGGTTTTAGTAGCTCGGAAAGAGGTTGGTGGATATTCCCCGGTACCGTTATTAAAATTCCAGGAACATCTTCTGGTGATAACTCTGCTGGTGCAACAGTCGAACTTAACAATGCACCGATATATGTTTCGTCTGATGCGGAAAGTATTGCAGGCAGAGTGACAGGAACATATTATTTGTATGACGGAAAAGAAATTCTCGGCCGATATAGGATAACAGATAAATCTTCTGATGTAGGACGTACACCAGTTGGTGAATATGTCATTGGTTGGCTGCCAAAAGAGTATATATAAGATTAAACAAACAGAATAGCACTATTTTTTATGATAGTGCTTTTTTTGTACGATTTTTAGGAGTGGGGTTAATGGATTATGTAAGAGTGGCGTCAAAGTCTTCACCGATATACAGCATTCATTTTCTTAATTCTGATAAATTAGATGTATTTGTTGACGCAGTGACAACGGATTTAAAACTTACCGAAAATAAAAACGAGCTTGCACAAAAGGTAACGATAAACCTTGTAAACTGTATGAACGGCGAGTATTTGTTATCAGAATTAATTAATGTGTGTGATAGGGTGTTTATATATGCCAATGACGGTGAAGAGTGCAGAGAGGTTTTCAGAGGGTATATATGGCGTAAAAATTATCAAAACAAGCAGAAGAAAATAATATCTTTGACATGCTATGATAATTTGATTTATCTGCAAAACAGTGAGGATAGCTATTATTACCCTGCAGGTTGGAAAACAGTAGATATATTCAATGATATATGCTCAAAATGGGGCATTGAAATTGTATACAATTATGAATCTATTGAACATAAGAAACTACCTCTTTCAGGTAAAATTTCAACTATGTTTACTGACCTTTTGGACCGAGTAAAAAAGAAAACGGGTATAAAATATGTTATACGCAGTGCAGAGGATATTATCTACATAGATAGGTACGGAGCCAATGCAAATGAGCGTGTTTACGAAATTAACCGTGGCGAAAATGCAATATCTACCGCAAGTAATATTTCAATGGAAGACGTTGTTACAAAAATAATCTTCACAGGCAAAGCTGATGATGACGGAAAAGTATCTATTACAGGCACTTTGGAGGGGGACACAGCAAAATGGGGAACACTTCAGAAAGTCATTAGAGATGATACAGAAGATGGAAAGTCAAACAAAAAGTCAGATAAAGAAAAGGAAGACTCTTTGTATGAAAATGCTCGTGATGAAGGTCAATATATTCTTGATGAAAAAGGAAAGCCTAAAGAAACATATGAAGTAACAGCTATAAATAATCCATGGATACGAAAAGGCGAGCTTGTTAAAGTAGGTGCAGGCGATATGAATTTTCGATATATTGTTACAAGTATTACACATAATGCAGTAAATCGACAAATGAATATTGATTTTGAACTTGCGGATGAAAGTAAGTTATAAGGAAGTGGTTATATGAATGCGTTTGACAGATTAGGACGAACACTTCAGGCACAGATGAATAACGCTGTAAATGAAGGTAGAAGTGTTTTAATTGAATACGGTACGATTACATCAGATTTTGGGCTTAAGGTTACAAGATTTGATACCGTTATTCCAAAAGGGGAGTATTTAATTGATAAGAGATTATCAATAGACTATAAGCATGAGATTGAAGTTGTAACGTCATTATCTGACGGTCATAGTCACACTGTTAAAATTCCTATCACAGAGGGGATAGAACGTATTAAAGCGGGCGACAGAGTATTGGTATGTTGGATAGACGTTGATCCTATTGTTGTTGCTGTTATTGTAAGTAGCAGTGACATAGGAAAGGAGAGTTAATTATGGCAAATCTGTTTCCGACAGCAAATAACATTATGACGGTGCCGTTGGATAATCTTAAACAAAATACCCCTGTCGGATATAAACGTAGCTTGAAATTTGATTATGATACAGGTGATTTTGTTCGTGACGGACAACACAGATTAATTTCAGCGTCAGGTGTTGAGGCATTTAAACAATGGTGTGAAAATTGTATCTCAACGGACAGATATGCGTATAGCTCATATTCGACCGATTTTGGTATTAATTTAGATTTGATTATGGCATTGCCTGATAAAGCTGCACAAGAAATTATGCTGAAAAAAGAAATAACAGAGGCGATAATGGCTGATGATTATAAAAGGGCAAAGTCAGTAGATGATTTTTCATTTAATTGGATTGATACCGATGCGGTTGAGGTGGAATGTACGGTAACAGGCATTGATAATGCCGAGATAGATATAAAAGCTACGGTAGGAGGGTGAGAATATGTCGCAATTTATTATTCCTGATTTTATAAAAAATGCGGATGTCAATAAGATACATAAGCGAATGAGAGATAATCTGCCAAATGATATTGACAAGTCGGAAGGTTCGGATGTTTGGAATTTAACATATCCAACGGCATATGAACACGCATATTTTGCACAGTTTTGTATTCTGAATGCACTACGATTAATATGGCCCGAATTTAGTTATGGTACATATGCAGATTATCACGGAGCATGCAGAGGCATGGCAAGACGAAAGGCGCAGCATGCTACAGGAAGTGTCAAGATTATAGGGAATATAGGTGTAAATATCCCCAAAGGTACAGTTTTTACTACTGCACAAATCGCTGATGAAAGTGTAACAGAGTTTGTTACAACAGAAAATGTGTCAATAGGTGATAATCAAACGGTAACGGTTAATATCATTGCGGCTATAGCGGGAAAATCGGGAAATGTTCCGGCAAATACTATCACTGTTAATAGTGATAAAATTGTCGGTTTATCCAGTATTACAAATGAAACAGCTACAACAGGCGGCTATAATGAAGAAAGTGATGAAAATTTTATTGAGCGTATCAAGGAATATGACCAGTCACAGGATAATTCTTTTATCGGAAATGATAACGATTACAGACGTTGGGCGTTGGAAGTTGACGGAGTGGGTGAGGCTGTTGTAATCAGTCCCGAAGATAATCCGAATGTTGAAGATGATAGCGGTGTTGTAAATATTATCATAGTTGATTCAAACGGTGTACCTGCAGATACAACATTATGTGCGGCAGTTTACAATCATATTATGCAACCGGTCCCATTATCAACAGACGGAAAAAAGACGGATGGTCAAACCACCACAATCGAACGGCTTGCACCGCCCGGAGTTATTCTTGAGGTTACAGCACCAACAACTATAGCTATTAGTGTTTCGGGCTTAATTGAATTGGATAATACAGTTGGAATTGAAGATATAAAGAGTAATTTTATTTTGTCAATATCTGAATATCTTGTACAAGCAATAAAAGACGGTGAAGTTCGATATAGTAAAATTGCCTCGATATTATCAAATACCGCAGGTGTAGCTGATTATAAAAATTTGATTGTAAACGGAAATAACACAAATGTACAGTTGATGTCAAATCAAATTCCTACAATATCAGAAACAACAATAAAATTTGATGCTGGACTTGTAGATGGGTAGGTGTTGTATATGTATTCGACAGAATTAATGGAGCAGATATTAACCAGTGAAATAGGACAACAAATTATACAACGAGTTACCAATAAATACGGTAACAGTTATGTTGGACTATGGTTGTTTCAGGTTATTGGAATGTCTAATGATGAAGTTAAATCAATGGTTGATGATTTCAAAAAGCAAGCATTGCCGCAAACTGCAACATGGTCATTATCATTATGGGAGCAGTCAATGGGCTTGCCTGTTAATGAAAGTGAGAGCGTAGAGCAACGTCGGCAGAATATTATAGAAAAACGTCGTAGACGAAATGCTATGAATCCTGCAAGAATAGAAGAAATAATATCAGCAATGACAGGTACAGATGTACGAATTGATGAGTATTATGGCAAAAATAGATTCGCGATATATATTTCATCTATTCCGTCACTGGTAGATGAATTATCTGTTAGGAAAAAACTAAAAGTTATAAAACAATCTCATAAAGTTTTTGATATATTTTATGAACAGGCTATTAAAGGGGATATATATATTGGCGGTATTATTCAAAAATCAAAAGAAATTACGTTAGAGGAGGTATGACAATATGGAAAAATTCTATCCTACAAAAGCGGGTATTGAATATGCTGCTTTAACTGCGCAAGGAAAAATCATAGAATTTACAAAAGGTAAATTTGGGGACGGTGTAAGGAGTACAGAAAATATAACAGAGCTTACTGATTTGATACATCCTCTTGGCGAATTGCCGATATCGAAAAAGAGTGTAAAGAACAGTACAATAATTACAACGACACAATTTTCAAACAGGGTTGGCGGTAGTATATTGCCAACTTTTTATTTGATGGAAATAGGGTTATTTGCAAAGGTGGTTAATGCTGACGGTACTGATGATGACGAGCATCCGGAAACATTAATAGGATATGCGTTTGATGGCCACGGCGATAAAATCATCGGTACATCATTAAGTGAATTTATCATTAATATTCCGTTGACAGTCGCTGATGTTAATAATGTAACTGTTGATATTGACAGTCTTGTATATCCAACATTAAAGCAATTTGAAAATGAAGTCAATACAAGAAAAACAGAAGATGAAGAATTACAGAATAGTTTAAATGTACATATCACAGATACAAGCAATCCACATGGTGTCACGGCAGAACAGATTGGATTGGACAAAGTCCCAAACGTGGCAACGAACGATCAAACACCAACATATTCTCAAAATTCATCTTTGAGCAATATTACAAGTGGAGAAAAGTTATCAGTTTCGTTTGGAAAAATTATGAAAGCAATAGCAGATTTAATTAGTCATATTGCAAATCAATCCAATCCGCATGATGTCACAGCAGAACAGATTGGATTGGATAAAGTTCCGAACGTGACAACCAATAACCAATCACCAACATTTACGGAAGCCACCACAAGAGCAAATATCACAAGTGGTGAAACATTAAGTACATTGTTTGGTAAGATAAAAAAGTTTTTCACTGACCTAAAAACAGTGGCGTTTACAGGTTCATATACTGACCTGTCAAATAAACCAACGTCAATGCAAAATCCTAATTCATTGACATTGACAATGAATGGTTCGACAACAAACTATAATGGTTCAGCAACAGCAAGTAAGTCGTGGTACGCACCAACGAGTGTGGGAACGGCAGGGTATAATTTGATTAGTAATGGTAGTGGTGCTCCTGTATGGCAACAACCGCCTTATGCGGTATGTAATACAAGTGGAAGTACAGTAGCAAAAACAGTTTCCATAACGAATTTTAAACTTGTTACAGGTGTGCGTGTGTTTATCAAATTTACATATGCACACGACTCAACAACAAAAGCCACTCTAAATGTGAATAATACAGGTGCTAAAAGTATCAGATACAAGGGGTACGGTGTTTTTAAGGGTTATAATGGTGGTAACAACTCCAGCAAACAATACCCAAATACTTGGGAAGCAGGTGAAATTGTTGAATTTATATATGACGGTACAGAATGGGTAAGTATCCTCGAAAAAAGAAAAATTGACCGCAACAATATAGTAGTAGGTACAATTAATGTTGACGGTTACAGTATACCTCCTTCAATAAGTGACGTTGATTTTATGTGCGGAATTGACGGAAAGTCTGATGTTGAGGTAATACAAGAGGCTATAAATGCTTCGAGAAATCATTCGAGGATAATTTTAAAAAAAGGTAACTATTCAATAGACGCTCCCATTTATATGTACGGGGGTAACCACGCTGATAAGCTGTCTGGCGAGCAAATGTCTGTTAGACCTACGTTAAAATTTAGTAATAATGGTATCATAACTTCACGGAGCAGTTCTTCTAACTCAAAATTGTACCATTCATTGTATTTTGAGAATATTGCAATGGAGCTAACGCCACAATTATGTATTGAGGGTGCTGGTATATATTTTGATAATACGTATTCAAGATTAGATGTTACCACAGCACAGAATTTGGGAAGTATGCCTATTAAGTCATCTGGTTTGTTTAAAGTGGAAAATGGAAGTAGTATTAACTTATGGATTAGAAGTAGCTCAAGTTATATATGCTATTGTGGTATTGATTGTACCAAAATAGAGATAGATGACAGCTCCGTATCGTTGCAAAATGAGTGCTCGTCAACTATAAATGCAGGTGGTGCTGATTTAAACTTTATTTACAATACTGATGCAACAGGATATATACGAAATAGCAAACTAACGGGACAAGGTAATGGTAGAACAAACTTTACAAATGGACAAGTGACTATTGATGAGTGTGATATTACTCTGAAAAATAGAAATCATTCATTATGTCACTACACTACAGATACAGAGCGAAAGTTATGTTCATTAAGGGATTGCACTATCAATTATACGGCAAGTACATATTTGACTTTTGGTAAAATTGAAGGTTGTTTTTTCATAAATACGGTTACTGCTGTTAGTTCGTCCGAGAATAACAAGCTTCAAATACTTTGTCCAACTCAAATGATAGGAAATACTTTTATTGGACGTTCTGAAATGAATTTTAATTCAAATAAAGTACAGTTTATAGGCAATGCAATGCAGTATTCACAATCCTATACATCATTTCCGACAGGGAGTGTTAATACAGGAACGATGATTACGGGATAAGGAGGACATAATGGATATAATTGATAATTTTTCGATAATAAATAATCAAATATGTTTAAATAGCTATAAATTAGTTATACGTCACTACAAAGATATTGACAAAAAAGAGTTTGTAGATAAAGACTATTATGTAAATGATGATGGGTTAACTGAGTTAGAAACTCAAATTATACCAAAGCATAAACTTTTGGAACTTATATCAAAGGTAAAGCTTGATAATGAACAGTATTCTTATATGAATGGTCTTGAAGTAAAAACGCAAGATTTTAACAAAGAAATTACTGAAATTGCTTCATACAGAAGTAAGGAAGCATATGAAGCGTCTTTGCCACAAGCACAGGATGAATTTAATCTTGATATGGACTACAGAATGTCTAAGATGGAATTAGGATTATAAAGAGGAGGAAATATCAATGACATATGGATATTGTAAAAAAATAATTGCAAGCGGTAGATATGATAAGAATTCGATGAAGGATAAACTTGATGTGTTTTTGCTAGCGGAGCGTATTACTGATGATGAATACAAAGAATTAATGCAAATGATGGAGGATTAGATTATGGATAAGATTTTTGTTAAGATTAATTTGTTATGGGCGACAGTGTTGACGTTTTTAACGTCTGCGTTTGGAGCATACTGGTACATATTTGCGGCTTTTATGGTGCTGAATGTGGTTGACTTCTTCACCGGAGTTGAAAAGGCGAAATATTCAAACACAGAAAATAGCAATAAAGGTGCAAAAGGGGTTATAAAGAAATTAGGTTATTGGATTGTAATATTTATAGCCTTTTTCATGTCATACACTTTCAAAGATATAGGCAATATTATTGGTATTGATTTAGGAATATCCGCATTTATAGGTTGGTTTGTATTGGCTACATTCATAGTCAACGAAATACGTTCAATAATTGAAAATCTGATAGAAATAGGCGTAGATGTTCCGAAGTTTTTAACAAAAGGATTGGAAGTGGCAAGTAAAAAGCTTGATGATATGACAGATGAGGGGGATAAGAATGAGGACAATAAATGATGGTTTCCCAATCGAACAGTTCAATGGTATTGACATTGATACGTCAATACAGTCATCATCGGCAAACTATTACACATA